GGTCTGCTTTCGTTTGACCACATCGGCAACACCAAGCCGCTGGAGTGGGGCGAGGAGGTCTATGTATATGACGGGGCGACGAAGATATGGGGCGGCACGGTCGAGGGATATGTCGAATCTGACATAACAGTCGGCGAGATCACGACGTTGAGATTCACGTACCGATGCGTGGACTTCTCGCAGTTAACATCGCGCAATCTTGTTCTGGAAACATCAACAAACACAACAGCAGGTGCCATTGTAACTGGTTTTGCGAGTGGTCTTAATCTGTTTAACTATGGTATCACGGCTGGTACCATCGAGGACGGCGCTAAGATTGAGTCTATCACGTTCAACTACCTGCCAATGGAGATATGCCTTGACGAACTTGCCGAGTTGTCTGGCTTTTACTGGAACGTGGACAAGGACAAAAAACTGAACTTCCAAGCCATTGATTCGGCAGCGGCACCCTTCTCATTGACAGCCACGAACAGACCATACCGCCAGATCCGCTTTCAGGAGAACCGTGGTAACTTTATCAATCAAGTTCTTGTACGTGCTGGATCGCGTGTCGATGAGGAGGACATCGTTGAGGTGCAGAAGGGAGATGGCGAGAAGCGAGCGTTCCTTGTCAGCGCACCCATCGGAGCGCCGCCTACGGTAGAGGTGGACACCGGGTCTGGATACAGCACGCAGACCGTAGGTGTCAATGGCATTGGTGCCGATAGCCAATGGTACTACAACACAGGTACGCCGGTCATCGTGCAAGACCCTGACGAGACGGTATTGTCTGCTACCGACAAGATCAGAGTGACGTTCAAAGGTCGGTATCCGATCATCGTATCGGCAACGGATGACGCATCCGTCGTGGAGCGCTTTAACGTCGAGGGTTATGGAACGGGCGTGTATCAGAAGGTAGTTGATGCGCTCGATGTAGAGAACCAAGAGGAAGCGCAGCAACGCGCCGAGTCCGTACTGCGGCAGTATTCTCGCGCTCGCCTGACCTGTTCATATACCACCGATACGGGCGGTCTTGTTGCCGGTCAATCGCAACTCATCGACCTGCCCGAGCATGGCATCGACGCACGCTTCCTGATCGAGAAGGTGTCTGCTTCAATGCTTGATGACGGTACGCTACGCTACAACGTGCAGGCGGCAGCCACGCAGACCGTCGCAGGGTGGTCATACTGGAAGCAAAAGACGAGACAAGACAGGAAGTTCGTCGTAAGAGAGAACGAGGTTTTGAACCAGTTGGAGCGGTTGTCTGATGACCTCACCCTCGCTGATGCGGCTACATTTAATACCTACGCTGGAGCGTACACAGTCAATGGACCAGACACCTACATCAACGGATTCCATGTCGGTTAGAGGATATGTGACCGTCGAGGTCATGCACGATGATGGGCGGCGCGAGGTTGTCGAGCAGTCGAACGTCGTGACCAACGTCGGGCGGAACAAGTTTGCCAGCCTGCTGGCTGAGGACATCTCTGTATTCCCGTCCCACATCGGGATCGGCACAGGGACCACGGCGGCTGCCGTTACCGACACGACGCTCGGCACCGAGGTTGACCGTAACGCTTTTATATCTCAAAGCGCGAGCGCTGGTGTAATCACCTACAAAGCGTTTTTTAGCAAGAGCGAGGCGAACGGAAACACCATTGCCGAGGTTGGTCTGTTTGATGCAGCGGCATCTGGCAATATGTTTTGCAGGTCTATCCTCTCATCGACGATTGCAAAAACGGCAAGCATAAGTCTCTCTATCACTTGGACGATCACCTTAGCGGACGCATAGCATGGCAACGACAGTATTCCCAGAGAGCGGCGATCAGATCACGGAGGCGGCTTGGACATCAGCCAATGCAACGCTATCCGTAGCCGATGTGTACCGAGTGAGCGGATATGCCTTGTCAGCCGGGACAGGTCTTAACGTCAACATCTCGGCTGGCACCTGCTTCATCAATGGCTACCAGATTGTATCGGATGCTACGCAGTCCGAGTCTGTGACTGCGAGCCAGACAAACTACGTGTACCTAAACGAGGACGGCACAATCACGGTGAACACCACAGGCACGCAGCCTGCGGACAGCCTATTCCTCGGGACGGCAACAACGGACGGGTCAGGTGTCACGGCGGTATCGCACGTGCGCGACATTGAGTCTGGACTTTGGGTGTTCAAGAAAAAGCCATCTGATGAATCGGTAGCGTCAAGCACTACGCTGCAACTGGATGATGACCTTGTGTGGACATCGGGTAACGGAGACATCTGGGATGTAACGTTTGGGCTTTTGATAACGGTAGGTGGCGGTCAGTTCAAGTGGGATCTTTCAGGCTTCGCTTCGGAGCGGTACACCTACTTTTTTTCGAACCAGATTGACAATGCGGTGGTTGGGACACCTGAAAACATCAACAGCCAGTACCTCATGATACGCGGAGTCTTTGTTTCAAACACGAGCGGCAGCGTAGGTCTTGAATGGGCGCAGAACACAAGCAACGCATCAGCAGCAGAGGTACAGACGGGTTCGTGGGTTATTGCTAAAAAGGTGCTTGGATAATGGCAACGACAGTATTCCCGCTTACCGATCAGATCGTTACAACAACGAACTGGGGCAGCCTCAACGATGACATCGACAGGGGCAATAACATAACGGGTCTATCTGGTCTGACCGGATCGGTCGATACAAACCTTATCAAGTACAACAGACCAGCGGCAGCAGGGACAACGACAAGCGACCTTACTGAGCGAACATACTGTGCCGTGTCTCTGGATGCGGGTGCTGCCTATCATGTAACAGGAACGTTCGTCATCAATAAGACGGCTGACGTAACGACGGATGACCAGATGAACTGCGGGTTTAAGATGGGCGCAGGGTTGAGTTTTTCGCTTGTTTCCACAGCAAGCAGTTTTTCAGGTGCGAGAAACACCTACGCATTAAGTGGTGATTACAACACCGTCGTACTGGATTCTATATATGCCGTCCGAGGAACGGATGGAGTTAGTTACACGGACCAGCCCTGCTTTTGGTTTGAGATGGTCGTGTTCGCAGATCAGGATGCTGACCTTGAGTTCTCCTATGCAAAGAAAACGAACACCTACGCAACAACGTATCAGCCACCGGGCGACCGATCATACATTAAAGCGGTGCGGATATTCTGAACAGCACCCAGCCCGCAACATACGCTCACGAAAACGGTTTGATTGAGCAACGATAACTCTACGGGGATCAATGGCTACTCTACCCAACAAGAACCCACTCGCCGACCTCTCGGGCGGGTACTACGCATACTGGACCGACGGCACCACGGAAGGTCGCGCTACCCTCGCCGTTATTCTTGGCTCTACGGACGCACAGGCGGCGGCTGCTGCTTTGGGTAGTCTAACCCTCGGAACGGATTTGGCGGTCGCACACGGCGGCACAGGGGCTTCTACCGCGTCCGATGCACGCGACAACCTCGGCTTGACGATCGGTACCAATGTGCAGGCGTGGGATGCAGACCTTGATTCTATTGCTGCGCTCGACCCATCTGCAAATAAGATCATCTACAAGGACGGCGACGATAACTGGGCAACGGCTACGCTGACCTCCTTTGCTCGTACCCTCATCGATGATTCCAACGCTGCCACGGCTCGCGCTACGCTTGGCGTTGACGCTGCCGGTACGGACAACTCGACGGACGTCACGATTGCCGCCGGGCTGGATTACATCACGATCAGCGGTCAGGAACTGACGCTTGGTTCGGTGGACCTGACAACGGATGTCACCGGTGCGCTGCCGATTGGCAATGCTGCGTTTGCTGACCAGAACCTTCTTACCACATCTTCGCCCACGTTTGCAGGGCTGACGGTAGATGCGGCAGGAGATGCGTTAATGACCGTTTCTGGTGGAACGGGCGGCACATTGGTTCTTGGTGGAAACAGCGACGCAGACTTCTCTACCCTTTGGATGCTTGCCGATGCGAAGAGTCCGCTTGGTAGCAATGCGAGGGGCGTAAAACTGAGTTTTTACGATGAGGTATCAGATTCCTTTGCGATTACGACCTACTCAAACGGCACGAAGGGCGTAGATGCGCTAACAGTAAGCCGATCTACTGGTCAGGTTGGAATTACTGGACTGCTTGTTGCCTCCGACCTCACCCTTGCCGCTGGCTCTATCACCTCTGCCTCTGGCGCTATTTCCTTCGGGAATGAGAACCTGAGTACGACGGGCACCCTTTCAGCAGGTGCTACTACGGTGAGTGGGGCATCGGGCGATCTACTTGATGTTTCGAATACAACGTCAAGCGGATTCGCAAGGGCGAGAGTGCTGAACGACTCTGCAAGCGGGATTAAACTGCTGACCTATGGCTCTGCGTATGCAGCAGGCACATTATTGAATGTTGGCGCTGGCGGCTCCTATGTGTCAAGTGATGGCGAACTTGCGATTAATGCCACAACTGAATTACATCTTGGAGTCGGCTCAACAGAGATAGCCAGCCTCACTTCCTCTGGTGCCTCCATCACCGGGACGCTAAATGTGTCGGGTAATACAACAGTTGGGGGCGCAAATGCTGGCGGCACCAATATTCTTTCTGTCAGAAATACAGACAATACCAGCGCATCTTCTAATGCAAGGCTTCAGATAGCATCTGGCGGATCGTCCTCTGGCGACCCTATCTTGCAGTACACAACCGTTCTCGGCACCTTTAATTGGTATGCCTACGTAGATAATTCTGACTCAGATACCTACAAGATCGGCACAGGCATTGGTACAGGGACCGCCCTCACCCTTGACAGTAGCCAGAACGCTACGTTTGCAGGCACCCTCTCTGCGGGTGCTACTACGGCAACGAGTTTAAAATCTTCTGGCGGTTCGTTTTACGGACCCGATGCAACTCGGTTTATGGAGGTACAGTCTGGCCACATCGCAGATGCCATCCAAGTCAAGTCCTCTACCACTGAAATCAACGCCTCTGGAGCGGTTCGGTTAAGAGAAGCAGGAACTATAATTTTAGAAATTGATGATGGCAACGCCACGTTTGCAGGGAATGTATATGGCAAGTCATCCACGGTAAATACCTCGTGGGCATTTGATGGGGCGACAGACGGCGGTATTGCTGTTGGTGCTGGATATTTAGATGGTCGCCTCTATGCAGAGGGCTCACAGAGTGCAAGTTTGGTTCTGCATGACTCTGGTGGAACGGCTAATCTGAGGACAATAGGGCTTCAGATCAATGGCGACTCTGCTAAGTTGTACGGATACAATGACTCTGGCACCGTTCGTCATTCATGGATTGAGATGGATCAATCTACTGGAAACATGACGCTGGGGGCAGGCGACCTCACCCTTTCGTCGGGGAGCCTGACGCTTGCCGCAACGCAGAGACTATACCTTGACGGTGGCGGCGATACTTACATCGACGAGTCCAGCAGCAATGCCGTTGAGTTCGTGGTTGGCGGTACTGGTGTGTTTGACCTTGCCACTGCTGGAGCATCAATTACTGGCACCCTCGGTGTCTCATCTTATATTCAGGGCATTGGCGCAAACGGCTACCTTGACTTTCGCGGGGATAGCGGGGCGAGTTCGGGGGCAAGACTGCTTGATACAGGATCCTTCCTCCTCGGCGCTACCTCCACCTCCAACAACGCACAGTTTTACGCCACCAAGACGTACAGCAATGCGAGCGGGAATGACTTCGGGGCATCTTATGTATATACGCAGTCTCAGGCAACAACTGGGCTGCTTCGCGGCACATACGCATCGACAGGGGCAACGCATACAAGCGGCACGGTTGCCAACGTGCAATCTGCTTATGGACTTGCAACAGCAACGGGTGTTGGAGGCACGACAACGAATCTTTCAGCCATTGTTGCCAACATAAGTGTCACGACCGGGGCAACCGCCACAAATGCCTATGGGTTGTTTATCAATGGCTACACCGTCACCGGCACCATCACAAACGGATGGGGTGTATACGATAACTCAGGGTACAACTCCTACTTCAAGGAAGGTGTCCGCATAGGCACTACGAGCGCGACGAGTTATGGGGCTGAGGTATTTAGGCTTTCATCATCTGGCGCTGGACTCCTTGCCAACATACACCGTGACGGCGCAAATGCGACCTCATCTCTTTTCTTTACCAACAACACTACTGGCACCGCGTCAACGGACGGGCTTCATGTTGGAATTGATGGTGCGCAGCAGGCAGTAATAAATAACAAGGAGTCAACTGCAACCCTATTCTACACGAACGGCACCGAACGCTTCCGCGTAGCCTCTGACGCTTACGC